ACTTTACCGCTCAATCAATAGCTGATTTGTTCAATGCTAACGGATCTATCGGTATTGTTAACCAAAACAACTTTCAATTTCAAACGAACTTAGCAGGCGGCAGAAAACCAGGTACTGTAAGCTTTACTGCTGGAAGTGGAGATGGAACTTCTTTAGATAGCTTAACTACAATTAAAATAAGTAAGTTTGCAGCTTCAACAAACCTAATATTAGATTACATAGAGACATTGGTTGGTGAATATGTGATGCTAGCTCAAATTGATGATCTAAATAACTTTGGCATATACAAGTTAGATTCTTTAACTCAAGACGTTACTGAAACAGACTTTTATAATGCCAACTTTACATTTATAGGGTCTAATGGTAATTTAGATTCAGAAAAATATTACGGGTTAATAATATATCCCGGAGGCGCAGGTGAGGTTGCAGGGGATAAACATTATACACATAACCAAAGCGTTGCTTCTGTAACTTGGACTATAGCGCATAATTTAAATAAATTTCCATCGGTGACGGTTGCATTATCAACAGGGCAGCAGGGATTTGGCGATGTAACTTTTATAGACGAAAACAACTTAACAATAACATTTGCCGGAGCAGAATCTGGTAAAGCATATATGAACTAACTATGGCAATACCATTTTTAAATAACATTAATCTTGATGACAATCAATTATTAAATGCAAAACTGCATGTAACGTCATCAGCTCCAACAGCTGCTCAAGGTCAAATATACTTTGACAGCACGGCTAGTGTGACAACAGCTAAATACTACGACGGCTCTGCTTGGATAAGTTTAGTAGATCACACGTTCAACAACGGTACGTTTATAAATTTAACCGAAGCTGGCACAGATGCTACTAGAACTTTAACAGCTGATTTATCCGCTACAGGCACTCCTGATGCTACGGTGTATTTACGAGGAGATAATACTTGGTCTCCAATTAGTGCAATACCTGGAACATATACGTGGAGTATTACTGGAGACAACGGGACGTCATCAACTGTAACTTCAGGAGACACCGTAGATATAGCTGGAGGAACAAATATAACAACAGCAGCTGACTTAAATGATACAGTAACTGTAAACTTAGATGATAGTATAACATTAGCAGGTACATTAACAGTAAATGGAACTGGTCAATCAAGTTTTGCAGGTCAAGTAACAATACCGATAATTCCAGTTGCTTCCACTGACGCTGCTTCTAAAGACTATGTAGATAACGCTGTAGTTGGTGGTTTAGTGTATCAAGGTGGATATAATGCAACTACAAACTCACCAGATCTTACAACGTCTCCAAACACTATATTAAAAGGTTGGACATATACAGTTACAGCTGACGGTACTTTCTTTACAGAACAATTAAGAGTAGGTGATGTGCTTATTGCTGAAGGAAATAATCCAAGTGTTTTATCTGACTGGACGACTGTGCAAAATAACATTGATTTAGCTAGCTTGACGCAAGTTGGTATTGGTAATGTAAATGCCTCTACTTTAAGTAATGAATTAGGTATAGAAGTGGCTTACGCTGCTGGAACTGCTAGAGTAGGTCTTGATATTGATGGGCTGGGTCTTGATGCGCTCACAGCAAAAGTGCCTGAGTATTATCTACCAATTTATAACGAAGGAGATGATAAAAATAATAAAGCAAATTTATACGAGTTGATGTATCTTGCAAACTTAGCTACATCCAAGGCTTATACTATAACTGATACAGCTACAATTACATATCCTTTTACTTTAACAGCAATTACGCAGAATGATACAATCATACAACTTGTTGATACTGTGACTAATGAAACGGTTTATGCTGATGTAGATCGCATAAGCACAACACAGGCAACAATTACTTTTGCAACAACTCCAACAAACTCAATTAGAGTGTTAGTTCAAAAAATAGGGTAAAATATAATTTATGGCTAATAGATTTTTAAATAATATACGAATAAACGATGAGTATACTCTACCTGCGAACGATGGTAGTGCTGGTCAGGCAATAGTAACAGATGGTTCTGGTAATTTGAGTTTTGGCAGTGCAATAGCTTCGTCAGCTGAATCGGCTGAATCTATTCATATTACTGTAAAAAACACATCTGGAGCTCAAATTACTAAAGGCACCCCTGTTTATATAACAGGAGAGACAGGAAACTCAGGTAAGATAGAGGTCGCGCCTGCTGATGCAAGTGACTCTGCTAAGATGCCTGCGGTTGGTATTCTTGAATCTACTCTTAATAATAATGCAGAAGGATTCTGTGTTCAAGGAGGTCTATTAGGAGGACTTTCCACTGCGACTATTGATGGCACAACGACTACTGTAAACGACACAGTTTATGTGAAGTCAGGTGGTGGCCTTACAATGACCAAGCCTACAGGTTCAGACAACTTAATACAGAACATAGCAAAGGTAGCTAGGACTCATTCGAGTAATGGTTCTCTAGTAGTTTCCTCAATACTTAGAACAAACGATGTGCCTAACCTACCCGAGGGTAGAATATGGGTGGGTGATGGAAATACTTTAGTGTCTGATACAGTTTATATAGATGAGCCAAATAGCCGGTTAGGTATAGGAACATCAAGCCCACAAGCACCTTTACACTTAAACTCTGGTCTTGATAACACAGCTATGCTCATAGAAAGCACAGATACAGCCGTCTTCATTAATTTAAAAGATAGTGGTACTACAAGCGATTTGTGTCTTGGAAGAATTTCGGATGACACAGTTATTTATTCAGGAGGTTCTGAAAGGTTTAGGATTAAAAGTAACGGAAATATAGGTATCGGTACAACATCTCCTAATACGCTACTTGATGTATCAAGTGTTAATATTGGAGCAACTGCACCTACTGTAAGAATAACAAACACACTGGAAACAGGAAGCTGGAGTGGGGTTACAGATGATTTAGGTAGATTTGAATTTTTTACAGATGACCTTTCTGGAAACGCTCCTTACACTTTAGGTTATGTAGGAATAAAAAATGATAAAACAGGTTCTCTACCTACTGGAGCAATGGTTTTCGCTACAACTACTTACAACGCTGTAGGTGGAGCGGTGGAAAGAATGCGTATTACTTCAGACGGAGACGTAGGCATTGGAACAACTACACCATCTTATAAACTAGATGTAAATGGCGACGGTAGAGTTGATGGTACGTTTAGATGTGTCACGCTTGTCCAAACATCACAAAGAGATCAAAAAGAAAACATAAATAATATTGATAAGTCTAAAGCTAAAGCAATACCATTTAAAGAATATACATACAAAAGTTCTATTGATGGTTCAGCTAGAAAGCGTTACGGTGTAGTAGCTGAGGATATAGAAAAGGAGTATCCTGAACTGGTGCACACAGGAGCAGATGGTATAAAAGGTATAAATTATATTGACTTATTAGTAAAACGTGTAGCGGAACTAGAAAAAGAACTTGAAGATATATCTTTAACGCCAGGCGCAACTGGACCACAAGGACCATCTGGATCTAATGGTAACGATGGAAATAGTCATTTAAGTAATGTAGATTCTATAACGTTTGACGAAAGAGCAAACCAATTGGTTCTTACAATAAATAGAACAGATTTTAGGTTTAGCCCAGTAAGATAATTTAAAAAACAAGTAATCATATAGGTAAATAAGACTTATATTTTACGTGGCAAAATCCTACGCAACCACCTCTAGTTAACGACGAAGAATAATACGTAATAATTAACTATATGTAAAACAATTAAATTTAATATAATGGCAAAGAAAATTAAAAAAGACGAATTAACTAAGCTTCAAGATTTAGTAAAGAGCTATAATCAACATCAATTAAAACTAGGTGAGTTGGAGGTTGAAAAGCACGGGCTGCTACATAGTATATCAAACGTTCAACAAGATCTTCAAAAGTTTCAAGACGAATTAAGAGAAACTTATGGAGATGTTAGCATTGACATAAATGATGGTAAAATTGCAAAAAATGAGCTTAGTAAGGAAGATTAGTATAGGAAGAGACTATAAAAATGATGCCATGCACTACTCTGTTGGCCAGGAAGTGTATGGCGGTCATACTATAGCTAATATAATAGAAGAAGATACAAAGTATTCTATATATATAAAAAAAGGAAATGAATTATTGCCCTGGAAAGATTTCAATAAAAACATGGCAATCGCAATTGAATATGATCTACAGTATTAATGAAATCAATTTTTAATTTTATAGTAAAACCAAAAACAAATAGATCAACTTCATCTAAAACAATCGAAGGCAAGGAGCTGCTGTTAAATACGGAGCTACAAAACCATAATTACGTAAGTAGACAAGGTATAGTTTTATCAAAACCATTACTTGGAGATACTAATATAAAAAAAGGTGATGAAGTTATATTACATCATAACGTGTTTAGAAGGTTTTACGACGTTAGAGGTAATGAAAAAAATAGCAAAAGCTATTTCGAAGAAGATAAGTACTTTGCTCAACCAGATCAAATATATGCTTATAAGTCAGGTGATGAATGGAAAGCAGAAAAAGGGTTTTGTTTTATAAAGCCTATAAAAGAGGACAAAATGTTTTCTATAGATTTTGAAAAACCTGGGCTTGGTATTGTTAAATATACAGACGGAAGCATAGAAAAAGAATCTTTAGTTTCTTTCAAAGTAGGTATGGAGTATGAGTTTTTCATTGAGAAAGAAAGATTATATAGAGTGCCAACCAATCAAATTACAATTAAATATGAATATCAAGGAAACGAAGTCGAATATAATCCAAGCTGGACACAAAGCAGTTGAGGAATTAATTAAAGTAGCAAAAGAAGCTATAGTTGATTCTGATGATGATATATCAGCTGATAGACTTAAGAATGCGGCTGCTACAAAAAAGCTTGCGATATTTGATGCTTTTGAAATATTGAATAGAATAAAGGAGGAGCAAGACATGCTTGATAACAAACCTAAAGAAGAGGTAGCTAAGAAGTCTTTTAGTGGGTTTGCTGAAAAAAGATCTAAGTAATGTACGAGCAGACTTTATACAAAATTGTTGAACCTATAAAGCTTACAACCATATCTAGGCTTAATAAAGCTAAGAAATGGAAGTATGGATATGATAAAGAGCATGACATTGTTGTAATAAGCAAGACTGGACAAATAGGCGAGATATACGAAATACAGGATTTTAGAATAGCTTTACCGAAAGCACCTTCTAAAATAGACAAAACAAATGATAAATGGACAGTTGAAGATTATCCAAAAGAATTAAAGCAAATACAAAGCGTATTCGATTGGAGAGACTATCCTGAAGAATTCCAAAATAAATGGGAACCCTATATAGATGAACAATTTAAGCGAAGAGAAGAAGGCCATTGGTTCAATAATAAAGGCGTGGCTACTTACATTACTGGCACTCACTTTATGTACTTGCAGTGGAGTAAAATTGACGTTGGGCAACCAGAATTTAGAGAAGCAAATAGATTATTCTTTATATTCTGGGAAGCTTGTAAAGCAGACAGTAGATGTTATGGCATGTCATATCTCAAGAACAGACGTTCAGGTTTTTCGTTTATGGCTTCCGGAGAGACAGTTAACCTTGCAACGATATCCTCGGATGCACGGTTTGGAATATTGTCCAAATCTGGTTCCGATGCAAAGAAAATGTTCACGG